ACCCATGCCGCGAGACGTTCCCATGGTTTTTATACCCTTGGCCGTATTGGGCGTTTTTTCGTCTACCATCTTAGCATAAGGAATGCTGCCCTGACCCTTAATTTCCGCTTTATGTACTGGGGCCGGAGCCTTTGCGGGCGGCGCACCGTTTACTTTTACTTTCATAATTATCTCCGTTGCTGCTGGTTTGATTGCAAACGCAGTATCTCACGTTCCGCGCTTGCTTGCAATTTTTGGTTAGCCATACGCTCTTGTTGCGACATTCGTTGCTGGAATTCTTGCGCTCGGTTCTCCGCTTTCTGCTGGTCAAGCTGCAATTCGGCTTGATCGTTGGCAATGTTCGCTTGAACTTGCTGCCCCTTTATTTGAATTTCTTGTTCTTTAAGAGCAACCAACGGATCCGGCTCTTGTTGCCCTTCTCCGGCAATTTGCGCAGAAAGCTGTTTCACATTTTGCATCTCAGTAGCAACTTGTTGCGCTATTAGTTTTTCAAGCTGTTGCTGTATCTCCGGCGTAATATTTTGAGCGTTTAATTGCTGTGCGTATTGCGCTTGGACCGTCTCTTGGGCCTTTATCTTCGCGTGTTCCATAACGTGTTTCTGCAAGGATACCGCCACGGCCGGTTGTTGTGCGACCATTGGGGAAGAACCAAAAACTAAATGCGCCATAACGTGCGCGTCGTGGTCTTGACCCGGGAAAGCCCGCAATTCCACTTGATCCAACGCATCAATGTTCTCGGTCGCCGGATCTTTGGGTTGCGCTTCTTGTGCCGGCTTCGGTTTAAGTATCTTGTCTACGTCTCGGACACCCAACGCCTGATACATACGACGATATGCCTCGTGCATGTCATGCAACTCGGGAGCCTGCATAGCTAATTGCATTTGCGTTTGTGCTAAAGCAATACGTTGCGCTTGACTAAAAATGTTCGGATCCGAAACAGGTAAAATATCTACCCGGTCATCAAAATCCTTGGCCATAACCTCTTGGTCGCCACCCGCAACCGAAAACGGATACCGTTGCGGCAAACTTTCGGACATTACGCGCGCCAAAAGCTTAAACTCGTTCTTCATAGCGTAATGCAACCGTTTATGAACGGCGCTCATTACGCGCGCACCTTGCTCCAACATAGCTACTGTCGTACCAACCGCCGCCTGTTGATTGCCGTCCCCAACCTTCATGTCTGTAATGGTCGCAAAACGCTGCCCGGCCTGCACCACAAAACCCAGCAATTGAAATAATGTAGCGTCCGGGCCCTTAAACGGAAGGGGCATAAGACTGTCCCGTATCGCCCCACCGGGGCTATCTACGTCCCTAAACTCGCCCGGTTGTAATGGCTCCGCATCTTCTCTTATCCGTAGTCCACGGGCTTTAAACCCGGCAGGAAGGTTAGACAACGTGCCCGCGTCAATAAGCTGCCGCAATGCCGCCGTAGCCGTGCGGGATAAACCGCCAATCGTGTGAATAAGGCCCAAACCATAAAACCCAAAACCCGGAAGAAACTTGTAATGCACAAAATATTGTATTTTGCTCCGGTTTTCGTCGTCCTCAGAAAAATTCCGGCGAATAGATAATATTTGACCCACTTCCTCGGCCACAGTGACAATATACGGGACCATAATGCCCGTAGGCTCCCCCTCCTCGTCCATGTCTTCAAAACCCGGAAGCTCCAAATCTACATGAAACTCTAAAAGAGTGACGTCATAATCAATGTTCGACGGGCGCATCCCGTCTATGTCGTCCATCGTATCCGCAGTGTCCGTCGTCGGCGCCTGTGACGTATGAACCGGAATATCCCGGTAAAACCCGTCTAATTGCATTTTACGCAAGTTATTCCATTGCATTCGAACAACTTGAGCCGCAAAAGGCGTCGTTTCCATGTCCGCCGCATCATAGGGCACCACTAAATGCTCCGCAGGAACAAATTTACTAACCACACGATCTAATGCGCCGTCAAAATACACCTTCTTAAACGTCGATCCCGCCAACGGAAGATAAAACAACATCTGATCCGTGTCCGGAGTGTACTCCTCCATAACATTCGTCAGGTAGTAATTCATAAATTCCTTAACACGCGTAGATTGGGCCTCTTTTTCTTGCGTTAACTCGCCCATAATCTGCGTTCTTACCGGGCCTTCTGCCGGCAAAAGCTCATTAAACGCTTGCGCTTGAAATTGTGTGGCCGCCTCCGCAAGCAAAGGGTGTGTTACACCCGTCGCCCCGCGGAAAGGTTGTGTGCGCTCTTCGTACTTAAAGCCTAAAAGCTCCAAACCCTTGTTGTACTCGTCTTCCCAATCACCGCGACTCTCCCGGGCCGCCTCATACTGCGATAAAAGATCCGATGATATTCCGCCAAGGTCCGTATCCGACATTTCTTCTGCCAAATTGGCAAAAAAATCACCGCTGCCAACAACTTTTGACGCTTCCGGGTCAAAATCAACCACGACACCGCCGTCTTCCGCGTCAATAATGTCAATCCCGTCCGCATAAGGTTGCGAAGACGACACCAACGCACCCGGCATCTCTATCTCAATGTCCGTAATCGCCTCTTCAATCGCCGGGTCTGCGTTCTCACGCTCCACAAACGACGCAACAGGGTTTCTAGGGGGTAATGCCATCTGTTATCTCCAAGATTGCGTTTAAATTAGCACGTAAGCCTCTATTTTACTAGCGGAACATATCTCGGGCCGTCCCACTCAAGCCCCCAATGCCCGAAATCGCTTCCTGCGCCATGTTTTCCGGCGAATATTTCTCGTACAAACTCTCCGACGGAGGAACAACAACAGGCTGTCCCGTTATCTGGTCTATTTGTACCTCCGCAGCACCCGCCGGGGTAGGACGGGCCACGGGCCGTGGTCCCAAAGCATCATATATTGGATTAACGCGCGCAGACGACGGGCCCTCAAACATCATTAAATCACTGGTGGGCGGGGACAAAACCGACTCTATAGAGGATAATGTCTCAGGAGATTGATTAAATGCCGCCATTTCACGCGGCTCATTCGGATTTATACCCTGAATTCCCGCTACCACCTTTAACGGATAATTTCTGTTTTCGTCACTAAGGGCCGAGATAGGCTTGCCCGACGCCTTGAATTCCGCAAACTTGCCCGGACCCGCATTGTACGCGCGTAAAGCATCCTCCGTCCGAGGGAATTTCTTTAACATTGCTTGCAAATATTGCGTGCCTAACTCAACGTTAATCTCCGGAATGAACAACAATTGCCGCACCATGCCGTCACTCTCGTCACCGTCCGTTTCATAACCCATCTTTTTCGCAATAGTAAAAACGTTCTCAACACTGTACCCCGGATCGCGGGCCGTGGAAGGACGTATCTGCATCAAACCTAACGCACCACTGCGCTTGTTCTCCGCCCGTAAATCCCCCGAACTCTCCGCCATCACAACGCCCTTAACCAACTTGCGAAGAAAATTCTTGTCTATCTCCCCACCATTAGCCATGTACTGCACGTAACTGCCAATGCCCCGCGGGCCGCGAGTCATGCCCCGCGCTGTTTCGTTTAAACTGCCAATTCCAGACATAACTTCTCCGCCTTCTGCAAATTCTTTTGGCTCAAACCGCTCCAAATTAACATACCCTTGATTTAACGCGTCACGGATAGCCGCTTCCATAGTATCAAAGTTTTCTGTATCCCCCATTGGTTCTTTAGATTTTCTATCTAAGTAACTTATACGAAATTTCCCGGGATTTTCGGAACTGGGCGTAATTACGGCGTTTGTGCGAGAATTGGATAACGATACTCCGCTACGATTATTAGACAGTAACTTTGCCGCTTGATCTTCCGCGGCCATAAAATCATCCACAATGTCAAAAGGGTTTTCGTCCGTGGAACCCATGCGGTTTTTTAAACCCTGTAGGTTTAACATTGCATTTTTTGTGTCCCGGATTGTATTATCGTAGTCCACTAAACGCTCAACAGGTAAACCGTCCCGAAAACTTTGCCGCGAAGGCGCGTTCCCACTTCGAATGGCCCTTTTATCAAAAACCCCAATATGAAAATCGTCGTCGGATCCTCCTTTAACTCCCGTAAATCCGGCCGCTTTCATAAAATCTGACAAATTTGTTCGATCTGTAGACATAGACTCGTAACGAAGACCCCAAGTTATAGATTTAATGTCCGCAAAAAACTTTTTAGAATCATTAAAATCTAATGTCTTAAC